CTGTAGTGCTGAACTAATAAACACTTCTCCAAAAGACTGTTTCAAAAAGCGAGGCTATACTGTTGAGGTTTGGTATGATCATGACAAATCAAAAGCATTCCCTTACACTAATTGGATGGACATTTATTACCAAGATGCTTCTGATACCTGGCATAAAGTTGAAGGAAAGGTAGATGCAAATGGCCTGTATTATGATGAGATACGTGGTGACAGAGTATATTTTATGCTGTTTGAATCAAATGCAGGCAAATATGGAGTGACAGGAGAATGGACTGTGCATTTTAGAAAAACAACTATTGTCTCCTCTTCCAGCTCAACAAGGCGGGCAGCAGACTCCACCAAAGCCTTCGACGAATCTGCCTCCACCTCCAGGGACGCCGAGACCCAATCGACGACCACTCGACGATCTCCACAAACGGTCAGTGGGACCGTTGCATCCTCCTCTGCTGACTCGCCGTCCTCTAGTCTTCGAGATAGGAGACGAGGACAAGGAGAACGACAACCACCAACAAAAAGAAGAAGAACAGATACCACAGAGTCCATTAGCCGATTGGCTGTCCCAACTCCTTCACAAGTGGGAACAGGACGTCGACTACCTCCTACAACGGGTCTTAGACGACTTGAACGACTTCAGGCAGAAGCACGGGATCCGTACATCGTAATAATAAAAGGTCCATCCAATAATTTGAAATGCTGGAGAAATAGAATCCCTTCTTATAATATTAAATATGCTTGTAGCAATGTATGGAGATGGCTGGGTGAAGGGTTTACAGAAAGCCGTATGCTATTAGCATTTGATTCTGCAACTGAAAGGCAACATTTTATGCAACTTGTTAAATTACCTAAAGGTGCTACCTTTGCATTTGGCAACTTAGAGTCATTATAAAATGTATAAAGCTAAGAGACAAAAAAGGGACACTGTTGAAAATCTTTACAGACAATGCCAAATAACTGGTACATGCATGCCCGATGTAGTCAATAAAGTAGAACAAACAACACTTGCCGATTATTTATTAAAAATATTTGGAAGTATTATATATTTGGGTGGGTTGGGTATTGGCACAGGTTCTGGTGCTGGAAGTGCTACAGGATTTAGGCCTGTACCTGACACTGTCCCTGTACCACCTCGTGTTCCTACCACTGATATCCCTGTACCAGAAGAGATACCCCTCAGGCCTGTTAGACCTACGCGACCAACAGAATTTGGAACACGAATTGATCCTATAAGTTCAGCTGCTAATAGACCACGACCAGTTAATCCTCAAGGTCCCGCTATAGTTCCTCTGAGTACTGATGGATTACCTGACCCTACTATAATTGGTTCAGGAGCTGGTACTGGTGATTTTGAGGTTCTAACAAATATTGATGCTTCTGAAGATATAACTACAGTAAATGGACATCCAACAGTACTACATGGTCAGGAAGACATTGCAATATTAGAGGTAACACCACAGCAAGCACCTCCAACACGCTTAGCATTTGAATATCCGCATACAGATAATTCTATTACAATAATAGAAAGCTCATTACCTGCACCAGCAGATATTAGTGTGTTTGTGGACCCTAACTACTCTGGTGTTCATGTAGGTGAAGAAATAGAATTACAACCTATTAACACTATTCAGCAATTTGAAATTGAAGAACACATTCCTCAAACAAGTACTCCAGCTCGCATTTTAGATTCAGCAGTGGGTCGGGCCAGACAATTGTACAATAGGTTTGTTGAACAGGCTCCAACTCGAAACACAGATTTTCTAGGTCAACCTTCCCGCGCAATTTTATTTGAAATTGAAAATCCCGCCTTTTCATCTGACGTCACTTTAGAATTTGAGCGCGATTTACAGGAGGTTGCAGCTGCACCAGATCCAACGTTTACAGATGTTATTCGATTAGAAAGACCCTCGTTTTCTACAACAGAGGAAGGTTTGATCAGATATAGCAGATTAGGAACTCGAGGAAAGATTAGTACCAGAAGCGGTGCACTTTTACAACAAAAGGTCCATTTTTATTATGATCTCAGTCCTATTCAGGCTCCTGTAGAGTCTATTGAGCTGCAGCCTATAGGAGAAACCTCAGATTCATTAACTATTGTAGATGAAATTAGTAGAAGCACTTTCATCAATCCATTATTTGAGGAAGTTTTAGGTGAAGATGCATTACAAGATATTTTGAGTGAAAATTTCCAAAACAGTCATTTAGCTTTATTAAATGAAACAGAGGAAGAGCAAGTGTTAGTTCCCACGTTAGTTACTGATGTAATTCCTAGAACAGTATCAGTAGATTTATTAAAACCAGATATTTTTGTTGGTACTTATAATGAGCCGGAAACACCACTATCTACTGACATCATACCAGTAGCTCCCACAGTGCATATAGAGGCTTTTGGTTCAAATTATTATTTGCATCCTTCACTTTTAAGAAAACGAAAACGCAAATACTTAGATGTATTTTAATTATTTTTCAGATGACACTGTGGATGCAGAATACTGGAAAACTGTACCTACCTCCAGCAAAACCAGTGGCAAAGGTTTTAAATACCGATGACTATGTTGTGGGCACAGATTTATTTTTTTATGCATCTTCAGAACGTTTATTAACAGTAGGCCATCCATATTTTGAAATACCTAATCTTGCTGAGGCTGGAAAAATAGCAGTTCCAAAGGTTTCTGGCTCTCAATACAGAGTTTTCAGATGTAAATTACCAGATCCAAATAAATTTGCGTTAATAGATAGAACTGTTTATAATTCTGAAAGAGAGAGGTTAGTTTGGAAACTTAGAGGCCTACAATTAGGTCGAGGAGGTCCTTTAGGTGTTGGAACTAGTGGACATCCGTTATTTAATAAAGTTCTCGACACAGAAAATCCATCCACTTATCCAGTTAAACAAACTGATGAACAGAGAATGAATGTGAGTATGGACCCAAAGCAAGTTCAAATGTTAATTGTAGGATGTGAACCTGCTTGGGGCGAACATTGGGATGTAGCTAAACCTTGCAGTGACGAGTATAACAATGGAGACTGTCCTCCAATACAATTATTAAACACAGTAATACAGGATGGTGATATGTGTGATATTGGTTTTGGTGCAGCTAACTTTAGGGCATTGCAGCAAGACAAATCCAGTGTCCCCCTTGATATAGTAGACAGTGTGTGCAAATGGCCTGACTTTATAAAGATGGAACAGGAAGTATATGGTGATAAGCTGTTTTTTTATACTAAAAAAGAACAGGCTTACGCCAGACATTATTTTGCTCGAGCGGGTCTAAATGGGGATGCATTACCAGATGGCACTAACAATCAGGATTTGTATTTTTTCTCACCTGCAACGTCAGGTCAATTACCTCAATCTGATCTTGGCTCGTACACATACTTTCCTACAGTCAGTGGATCTTTAGTATCCAGCGAAGGTCAGCTTTTTAACCGTCCATATTGGATACAAAAAGCCCAGGGTCCTAATAATGCTGTTTGTTGGAATAATAATTTGTTCTTAACTGTTGTTGATAATACCAGAAATGTGAATTTTAATATTTCAGTTTATAAATCAGCTGCTACTGTACCAACTCCAAATCAGTATACATACAAAGCCAGTGATTTTAAGCAGTACTCACGTCATGTGGAAGAATATGATGTTGAGTTAGTGTTTCAGCTTTGTAAAGTACCACTTGATCCAGATGTGCTAGCTCATCTAAATGCAATGGATTCTTCTATATTAGATAATTGGCAGCTAGCTTTTGTACCTCCACCACCTCAGAGTATAGAAGATAATTACAGATACATTCAGTCTTTAGCTACCAGATGTCCACCTGATGAATCTGAAACAGTGGATAAAGATCCTTATAATAAGTATAATTTCTGGATAGTGGACATGACAGAACGCTTTTCCGCTGAATTATCTCAATTTCCATTAGGTAGAAAATTTTTATTTCAAACTGGAATGTTGTCTAGATCTCCTAGAATTAACAGATCTCTTAAAAGAGCGCGCACGTCCACAAGTGGTACTACTCGTGTAAAACGCAGGCGTGTAAAGTAATGTGAATAATGTTATATGTATGTTTATGGTCTGGAATGCATTTCAATAAAGGTGCTACTGTGAAATTCCTGACTCATGGGGTCGTTATTTATTGGCAACACCCCTGGATATAAGAACTGGAGCCAATGTTGTAAACACATTTATCAATACACCAAGCAAGACATCTGCCTCCGGCTATCTTCCAACCGTTTCTGGTAAGAAATTGGCGCCAACGGCTAAGTAAGACCGTTTGTGGTACAGCTAGCAACTTTTTATTGGCGAACTATCAGATAAAACAAGTGCAAACGAGCAGAGTTGACTCAAAGTTTGGCGTGTACCAGTTATGTTACTGGCTGCATGCCTTTGTACCGGGAGTGGTACTGTTATTTCCTGTATGGGTAATAGTTGCCAACAATCATTGTACAGTACATATAAGACACCAGGTTTGGTACAAATAAAATGCAGTGTGTGCCAGAATTTATACACTGCAGATGGCTAGTGAACATCCTAGGACTTTGGAAGATTATTGCTCACATTTTGATTGCTCTTTTTTTAACGTCCATTTACCGTGTATTTTTTGTGGCTGTATTCTTACTGCTCAAGATCTTGCTTCTTTTGCTACCAAAAATCTTAGCTTGGTATCTAGAAATTCTCAGTATTTTGCTTGCTGTATTAATTGCTGTCGCTTATCGGCGCGGCACGAATTTGATAAATATTACCAATGTCATATTAGATCTGTAAATATTGAAACGTTTTCTGAAACAAGATTGCATGCATTGTGTGTTAGATGCTACAATTGTTTGAAGAAGCTAGATATTGCTGAAAAGTACGACGTGGTGTGTAGAGACGGTTATTTTCATCTTGTTAGAAGTCAGTGGAGAGCATTGTGCCGGGATTGTATTCCAAAATGATTGGTTTACAACCAAATGCTCAAAACCTAAATATTGATTTTGATGAGCTTGTATTACCGCAAAATCTTTTAGCTGAGGAGAGTTTATCTCCTGATGTTGATCCTGAAGAGGAGGAGCGACAACAATTCTGGGTTGACTCCTGTTGCGGTACCTGTAAAGCCAGTGTAAGACTTTGTATTTTAGCAACATCTGCTGCTGTTTGTACATTACGTGTCTTGTTGCAAGGGGAGCTCGCTTTTGTCTGCACAAAGTGCTCCAAAGGAGGACATCATGGGAGACGTAACTAAAGGTACTGATGATTTTGAAAATTTAGAAACAAATGGTAGTTGGTTTATTGTGTCAGAAGCTGACTGTGTAACTGATATAAACAGTCTGGAAAATATATTTGAAGAAAGTACTGATGGGTCTGTTGTGTCAGAACTAATAGACGATGTGGATAATGCTTCGCAGGGAAATTCCCTGGCACTTTACAACAGTCTGATTACTGATGATTGCAATAAAGTACTTTCTGACCTAAAACGAAAGTATATTAGAAGTCCGCAGCAGAGCGTTGCGGAGTTGAGTCCTATACTACAAGCTGTTAAAATAACTGGCGAAGGAAAAAGTAAAAGACGATTATTTCAGGACAGTGGAATTGAGGACGATGAGACTGCACATTCTTCTCAGGTACTACCTGAAACAGAAGAGCAAGTTAATGTTTCGGCAGAAGCGGACGAAACACTGGACTTGCTTAGATGCAGTAATAGGAAAGCAGTTATTTTAGCCAAATTTAAAGAGCGTTTTGCTGTTAGTTTTCATGAATTAACCAGAGACTTTAAAAGTGACAAAACATGTTCTATAAATTGGGTTGTAACAGTGTGTAATATTGTAGAAGATGTCTTAAATGCCTCTAAAATATTATTACAGAAACATGTGGACTTTGTGCAAATAATCACTGTAGGATTGCATGCTTTATTTCTTATAGAGTTTAAGGTTGGGAAAAGTCGTGAGACACTTGTGAAAATGTTGACGAATATATTAAATGTACAAGACTACCAAATAATATGTAATCCTCCAAGACTAAGAAGTGTAGCTGTTTCTTTATATTTTTATAAAAGATCATTATCTAACACATCTTTTAAATATGGTAATTTTCCTGAGTGGTTGTCAAGTCAAATATTATTAGATCACAATGTGGGCAGTCAAGAATCATTTAGTCTATCTGACATGGTACAATGGGCATTTGACCATGATTTCACAGATGAATCAGAAATTGCTTATAAGTATGCATGTTGTGCTGCTGAAATTGCAAACGCAGCAGCATTTCTTCAAAGTAATAATCAAGCTAAGTTAGTCAAAGACTGTGCAACCATGGTTAAGCATTATAAAAGATATGAAATGCGTCAAATGTCAATGGCAAGTTGGATTAAAAAGTGTTGTTCTGACTACAGTACAACAGAAGACTGGAAACCTATTGCACGATTTTTAAGGTTTCAAGGAATTAACTTTGTAGAATTTTTGATTGCGTTTAAAGCATTTTTAAAAGGCACACCTAAAAAAAATTGCTTAGTGTTTTGGGGTCCTCCGGATACTGGCAAATCCATGTTTTGTTTTACTTTATTGAAATTTTTTAAAGGAAAAGTAATTTCATACATGAATAGCAAAAGTCAATTTTGGTTAATGCCTTTATTGGACTGCAAATTAGGTTTGTTAGATGATGCCACATATCCATGCTGGCAGTTTATGGATATACATTTGCGTAACGCAATGGATGGTAATCCTTTTTGTATTGATTCAAAACATAAACATCCAGTACAATTAAATTTACCTCCATTGTTAGTTTCTACTAACTTAAATGTAATGGAGGAGCAATCCTTAAAATACTTACATAGTAGAATAAAATGTTTTGAATTCCCAAATAAGTTACCTATTGCAGAAGATGGGGCTAGTTCATATAAATTTACTAATGAATCATGGGCATGTTTTTTTAGCAAGTTTGCTACTCATTTAGACATTGCAGAAGATGATGATGGAAACTCAGGAGACCCTGACAGACCGTTTCAATGCTCTGCAAGAATCAATATTGAATCTAATTGAAGAAGGTCCCACTGATTTAGCTTCTCAAATTCAATACTGGGGATTAACAAGAAAAGAACATGTACTATTATACTATGCTAGAAAAAGTGGATACAATAGATTAGGATTACAGCCTGTGCCTACCCCAGCCGTCTCAGAATACAATGCAAAACAAGCTATACATATGTATTTATTATTAACAAGTTTAAGCAAATCACAATATGCATCAGAACAATGGACATTGGCAGACTGTAGTGCTGAACTAATAAACACTTCTCCAAAAGACTGTTTCAAAAAGCGAGGCTATACTGTTGAGGTTTGGTATGATCATGACAAATCAAAAGCATTCCCTTACACTAATTGGATGGACATTTAT